AGCTTTAGTTGGAGATGATATGTTAGTATCAACTTCACTTAGTAAATTAAAATATGAGAATCTATACGATGTTGCTCATTTATTAGGATATGAATTAACCGATTGGGAGAAAACAGGAAAACCAAAAGCTGATCACTTCGAAAGAGTAGATTTTTTGAAAAGAAAATTTAAACCATATGAAGGAAGATATATGGCTCCTTTAGAGATGTCTAGTATTTTAAAAGCTTTTGCTTATAGGTGTGATACTACCTTAACAGATGATGTTAGAAATGCAGCAGTCTTTTACAGTCAATCAAGAGAGTTGTTATTTCATGGAAAAGATGAATATTATAGGGTTTTAAGTCCTATATCCGAATTCTTAAAAATAGAAATTATACCTTATGAACAATTGTTAGATGATTGGAAAACAGGAGATTACGCTAGTTGGTTAACTAGTGGTAGAATTCGTGAGGAACCACCAACACCACGTAAAAATGAGGAGGAATATAGATTGTTAACTCAATCGAAAATTGATGTATGTGATCATCCAATGTTATTGAAGCGCAATATGGAAAGCTATACATCTCTTATTAGGTTATACCGAGTTTCAGACCAGATCTTCAGTTTAAGACAGCTAAAAGATCTTAATTTATGTCTTACAGAAATTAATAAACAATCAACTAGTACTGTAGTACTAGAAGGCACTGAACAATTCGGTGCATTATCACATGAAAACGTAGAATCAATCACAAGTAAAAAGATTAATGATACAATGATCATGCAACAATGGGAAGAAATTACAAATCGTCCAATATCAGTTTTACAAGATGACGTTACTAATCCTTCGGGAGAAATAGTATTAAGTCCTAGCAAATTATATACGTATCCAACTTTAAGTTTTTTAAAAACGTATTCAGGACTTAAATATGATATTGAATTAACTGTAATGTGTAATGGAGGATCATCCAGTGTTGGATTAGGTATGTTATATGCTATTCCTCCAGATGGTAATGAGAATTTATTGGGATACAATTATGTTAATTCATTATTAGATGCTAATGAAATAGTACCATTAATATCCTACATGCCACATGTAGAAGTAGATTATTCAGTTAATACATCTTATACTTTAAGATTACCATTTTTATGTCCTAATAGATGTTATGAACCAACTCAAGGATGGTCTATTAGGTATATTCCAATTATTCCTTTTGAAAATTCATATGGAACTACGGTTACCATCGTTCCTAAGGTGTCAGTTTATGCTAAATTTACCAATATGGAAGGGTATATTATTAAACCACAATCTGGTGAATATAATAAAACAACCACTAGTTTATTTAAAAATTATTTGAATTGGATTGGATCATTATTTAAAAGAGGCCATACCAAATTAGATGGTTTAGAGAAGATGGTATCGGGAGCTGTGCAATTTATTGGAGGTTCTAAATTACCAACTATTATTAATAAAGCAATAGCTTTAAATTTCGGTTATGATTTTCATTATGATACACCTTTACCTTATTTATTACAAGTATCTGATAATAATTATCAAATGAAAATGGTTAATGAATATGTACCTGGCGATGAACATCATGATATTATTGAATTATGTAGATTACCCAATAGATATTTAGATAGATACACCATTGGTGTTTCACTTCCATATATAAGTTACACAATTACACCAGGATTTTATCAACAAAGAACCTTATATTATGGTATAATACCTAGAACTAGTAGAGTTCAAAATTATCTTGGTTTAATATCGGATTCCCATAAATATTGGAGAGGTGATTTAGCAGTAAGATTGAAATTCTTTAGTACTCCTTTAAAAACGTTTACTATTGGTTTAATGTATTTTCCACCTAACGTTCCAATGACAACTACTTTTGTTGAAAATGGACAATATTTAGCTGCTAAGATTCAAATATCAGGAACAACTGAATATGAATTCGATATTCCTTATTCTCATCTAACATATTTAGCAGAAACTAGTTACCATTCATTAGAAGATACTAGTAATGTTAAATTAGATCGTTTTAGAATTTTCTATTTAGATGAAACTGGTCCTGCTTATTCAGATTTAAAATTTTTAATTAATGTAGTTCCAGGAGAAAATTTTGAGTTTTCTGGAGTTGTCGGAGAAGATGAATTTTTGTATACTATGTATCCTCAAATTAGTAGTCCCGAGATCCTAGGAACTAAAACTACAGATATTTTGTCTATAATGAGAAGAATGTATATTGAATCACAAATAACACCATCGACTGTAATAGGAGATAATAATTTTATATTACATTATCCTTTAAATTTTCCTGTTAATTATGGAAGTATTACACAATTGGGAGATGGTACATTAACTACATTTTACTCACCACTACAACGACTTATGAACACTTTTTATTGTAGATATGGTAGTAATGTATTACATTTAGCAAAACGAGATGGATCTAGAATAGATGCATATTGTAAACCAAATATAAATTATTTCGAAATACAATATGGTACTGGTACATCCAGATTACAAAAACAACAATTAAGTGTTACAAGTTGCAGTGTATCTAGTGATAGATTTGCTGAACCTATGTCAATCATTGTTTCTGATTATAATAACGGTACATATTGTACACCTTATATTGCAGATTTTACTGATGGTTATTTACCAGAAGCAACATGGGGAGTTACTATGCAAATAGTAGCAGATGTTCCAGATGGACAGATCTTTGTATTTAGATCTGCTGGAGAGGATTTTAATGTTAAATTTCCTTTATTTCCACCACCACTTTTAGAAGTGTAACCAATTCCTGAGACGAGGAATCGGTCTTTAAATTAAAATTATAGACCGTAAAACGTCTATCTTTATTTAAAGACCAGTGTGTGTCTTTTAC